TAGCGAGTAGACCATGCTTCCTGAGCCGCATCGTAAGCGATGGCTGAACCTTCGTTCTTAACAGGGGCTGCACCGAAACCGGAGAGCTTCTGTTCTTCTTCAAAGGAACGCTCGGAGCTTTCAGTCTCGAACAGTTCTTTATACTCTTCGCCATATCGTTCGTATTCAAGACCGAACAGGGCGTTGAGGCCGGGGAGCAGTTCTTTAAGTAACTGCGCGCGTGAGATAGCTGCCATTGATGATTACTCCTTAAATACCAGTAGCCTGACGATAGAAGTGCAGACCGAAGTTGTAAGTTACGAGAACCTGCTGGAATGAACCATCAGACAACGCAGTATCACGAACTACATCTACGATACGGAACGGCAGGGTGCTAGTAGTAGCCGAGGCCGCGAGGTTTGCAGAAATATTACTGTTGCCAGTCGTCGTGTTAACTGCAGTTGATGGCTGATAATAGCCAATGTTCTCGCCAACATTAGACTGAGTAGCACCACCAGAAGTGTAAGCTACGCCAGAAGCATTGGTCAGAGTAACAAGGAAGATCGCATCTGGATCTTCGCAAACAAGAGCCTTAGCATCTGAAGCTGAGGTACCTGAAGCCCAATACTGGGGGGTAACAAAATACTTCAAACCAGTGCTCTGGCTGTATTCGCAGCCGAGGAAGATACCAACCGGAGCGGCAGCAAAAGCTGCTTTAGCGCCAGAAGAAGTATCAACACGAACAATCGTGCCGTCTGTGGTGTAAGTTACAAGATCGCCAAACCCAATGTTCTGAGCGTACCCAGAAGCAATAGGGATCTGGCGGATCGCCTGATTAAATACACGACCACCAATGAGGTTTACCGGAAGGAAACCAGCAGGGGCCATATTTGCAGGATATGCCATATAGAACTCCTTAAATATTTAAATACGGCCCCGATTATACTCAGGCACCGCTACCAAAAGATACTTTACTTTTGCCTTCTCTAAAGAGAGGCATCCGAGGATCATTTTCGCGCAGGAAGTTGCTGTCAACAGACTGCGTTTGTCTTTGGGTCATGTCTTCATAATATTCACGACGAGAATCAGACATTTCCTGAGTCGTCTTACAAAGAACAAGACCGCCAATCTCAATAAGATCAGCCGTAGGAACTAAACCAAACGCCGCAAAATCCGAACTAATTTCTGGGTGGTCTGAAGCTTTGCAGGGAACCCAGCCTTCGCGCCGTGCGCGGGCCATATTACCCGGATCAGATTGCCCCATCATTGAAGCCCGAATCCATCGGAACCTATAGCCATCTTGCGGGTCGGGAGAAGGCAAATCATGCGCCGGTTTCCAAGAAACCTGACGAACTTCTTTTTCCCTAGAATCCGCTGAACGGGCCTTACGTAGATCAATGTTATCAGCCATTTATGTTTGCTCCTTTTGATGCGTGCTTGGCGTAGACTTCGAGCGGAACACCAAGACGTTTTGCTATTGCGACTTGCGATGCGGTCAATGTGACTTTTTTTGATGCAGCAGTTCTACCTGCCGGTGCCACGGGTGACGACTTCTTGGGTCGATTAAACTTTTCAGGGAATCGCTTCTGAATACCGCCGTCAATGGCATGATAGTACTCGTCCGAAGTTGGATCAAACCCTTCATTAACCAGTCTCTGGTGCAGTCCATAAGCCAACGAGGTCATTTCCTCATCTTTCCCAAACCAAGGGTTGCGTGTCGCCCAATCTTCTGCACGGGGATCACGGGGAGCGGGGGCCTTATATTCTGGTTGTGGTTGATTATATACAGGTTGCTGGGGGGTTTGTAAAGGGGCTGTGTTTTGGTGTACAAAATTTTGTACACTGTCATGTAAACGGCTTTTCTGAACAACCAATTCACTAATTTCTTTCTGAGCGGATAGCGTTCCTTCAGTATCTCCGCTTTCATACGCCTTACGGTACTTATCTTCCGCCAGCTTCTCCTGATACTCCATCTTGGAGAATGCTTCTTTAGTAAACTCTTGCTGCCCATAGTTCAATGTCTGGTGCAAGCGTTGGTTTTCTTCAAGAATTGACTGAGCTATACGAATAGCTTCCGCGTTTTGACGTTCCAAAGTTTCCTTAGCACGACGTTCATCATGCATCCGGTGATTTAACTGATTTATTCTTTTTTGAACCTTGTCAGAATAATGCTCAAGCTCGTCTTCCTGTTCTTCCGTTTCCTTAGCGCTTAGGGAAGGTCTTCCTCGGTCTTCTTCGGGGGTGTCATCAACAATTTCAATCTCTACACCGCCGTCGTCATCATCCGCTTCCTTAAAGTGCGCGGGAAGGTCAAAGTCTTCGTTAATAATTTCTTTAGCCATGATAGCTCCTAGTATGCGCGGTTAATTCCGCGTGGATCGAGCACCGTACCTTCAATCTGGTCGTCGTTTACCATGATAAATTCCTTACCATTAGCGGAAAAACGCGAACCTGAATAAGCACGGAGTAACACAAAATCGCCTACCTTACACCATGGACCAGTAGGAAACTTTGCTTCATCTTTATAGGCTAAATCGCCCATTTTCATTACAAACCCAATTACAGCCCCAGCTTCTTCTTTACGCAGAAACTCAGAAGGCTTGAGAATACCCCCTTCGGTCTTCTCTTCAATTTCGGGCTTGACGACGAGGATTTTATACCCCACAGGGTCTGGTAGTTGCGCTGCCAGCTTGTCACTTGTTTCCACCGTTTTGGTTACGTCGATATTTGTCGCAGACATTAGTCTTCCTCATCATACTTTTGCAGGTCTTTCAATCTTCCGAGTGCAGAGGTCAGACCCGTAATCACCCCTACCAAATGCCGATAGTCGGCATAGTCGTTTACAGCACCCGTAACAAGGGCGTTTGAGCGCGAGTTAATCGCGTCTTCCAATTCTTCACGCAGTACATCAAGTACAGTTTTCATTTAGCACCCAGATAAATTTCTTCGTCAGAAAGCCCAAGATCCTTAGCCGATTGTACGATCTGTTGGTATTTATGCGGCGTTGCCCATTCAGGATGCTCCTCGAACATCTTTTTTACTACAGGGTACATCGTAGGATTATCTTTCCAGCCCCTAGAATTTGCCCCAGCAGCATCGTTGTACGCCGACACAAGAGAAAAACCAACTTTAGGATCAGGGTTGTAACCCTCTGGCAAACCTGTATGCGTCACTCTTACCGCGCCTTTATTCAACAAGGTGTCAAAATTTAAGGGCCTAAACTGTGTAGAGGCTGCTAACTCCGAATCTTTATCCCCAGTAAGTCCTGCATACTTTGTTAAATCCATTTGCTGCATGCGTTCCCATGGTGCCAACGCTACTTCTCCGCCTTCAGCGAAGCTAAAGAGGCCCCCTACCGCCCACGGGCGGTGCTGGAGTAACAGGCGGTGCGGGTGGAGCACCGGGGTTAGGTGGGGGTGTAGGAGGCATCGGAGGCTGTTGTGCAGCCATTTCTTGCTGCTTCGTAGCAAGATCCATCCCTTTAAATAATCCTTCGACTTTAGCGTCTTGCCCTTGAAGCATAAGTTTTGCTTCATTGTTAATCATGGCGATTTCTTTCTGCGCTTCGAGTTTCTTAAGCTCAATTTCCTTCTTGTCGTGCAGTTCCTGCTCTCTTAATTGCAAGTCTTTCTGCTGCATCTGCATAACAGGATCTTGTTGCGCTTGCTGATTCTGCTGCGCTTGGGCCTCGTTCTTATGCTGCTGGAGAACTTGCTGCGCCGCAGCTGCTGCCATTTGTGAAATCTGCTGTTCCAACTCAGGCTTAAGCTCTTCTTTCGGATCTGGCAACGAAACACCCAATTGTTTCTCGATTTCACGACGGTATTGAAACCCTACGTGCTCCATGATATGAGCCTGTGCAGCCTGCTGAATAGCTTGCGCCTGCGGATTTTGACCAATAAGTTGTGCAAATTTGGGGTCTTGTATAGCCGCTTGGTGGACTGCCAAATGGGCCTCGTGATCTTGCTCAATAAACGCTTTAACGGGCTTAATTTTGAGAATATTCATATTCTCTGTCACAGGGTCGGTAGGCTTCTGATCGTCTTCAACAATAATGATCTTATCCGCATCCTTAATACCCATAACCTCCAGCATTTGTCGGTGCAACTCAGCTAGGTTGTAAATCTGAGGAGCCATCTGGGCCAACTGAATAGCCGCCTGATACTGAATAATGCGCTGCGCCATCGTGCTGGCGTTAGGATCTGCTACCGGAATGATGTCAACCATGTCGTAATCTGACTT